TCATGATGTCAAAAGCGATTGCAATCTTGCCGAAAAACTCCTTGCCTATATTATCCGGTATCCTTCTGAAATGGCGCGTTATGCAATTGATAGATTAGTTCTGGATTGTCCCGACCTTGTAAAGTGTTCAGCATATATTAATTGGTCAAATAAAAAATAGTAAAATTTCACAACTAGTTCTTGACAAGGGTGCCTAACAAGCACCCTTTTTAGTTTTTTCCACACTTTTAAAAACTTTAAAATTTCAAAAATATCTGTTGACACCCTAACCATATTGTGGTATTAACAAAAACACTTTCCAAAAACTTTAAAATTTCAAAACATTTGTGTTGACTTTCCAATTCAATAATGGTATAAGCCAGCAAAGATTTGGAAAGAATTGGAAAGCTTTCAAAAACTTCAAAATTGTTGAAAGTCTTGTTGACTATTTGAAGATGGTTTGATATGTTATTGTCTCTTGAACGAAACAAGGAATCAAAAGAAAAGAAAGGAATAAAATTATGAATACTATCAGCAAGGTTGAAATGGTTAAGCTTTTGGAAGGTGTTAAGGGAACTACTTTTGTCGGAGTGGATTATTGCGCCCCTGTTGAAATGAGGAAGACAGGCAATCCTTATGTTGGGCACGATGTCACCAAGACCACAAGCTTGACAGGACAGTTTGGCGGTGATTATGAAAATTGGGTTAACAATCAGCGCGAACGGGAGGGCAAGTCTGCTGACTTCGATGCCGCCTCCCGCACTTGGGGCGAAAATCTTGGAAAGGGGATTATACTTAACCCAAAGACCGGAGAAGTCAGCATACAGTTAATTATGACTAATGCGCCCTCCGATACAGTCTACCGCATTGATGGCGAACAGGTTGACAAGACGGTACTAGAGCCTTTCCTGCCCGTCAAGAAGGTCAATAAGGAGAACCAAGGCACCGACAAGACTGTTGTGGTCCGTACCCTTAGAACCGATAGAATTAAGGTGCTACGTGTCAACGGGGAGGCATACGTTATAGTATAGAATACCCCGTCCTAACTTTAACAAAATCCCCTGCCTAATGGTGGGGGGTTTTTTTGTTCTAAAAACTTTACAATTTGCTTGACATATACAACAGGTTGTGGTATATGTAAAATTTTATGAATTTTAATGTCAAGTACCAAAGTTTTTTCAAATTTGAGAAAATAGGGGGAGTGGGTATTTTGGGCAATTGCCGTCTTAAAAAATTTTTTTATAATTTTTCGAATTTTTTATATAAGAAAAAATTTTAAAATCTTTATACTTTTTAAAATCTTTATAATTTTTAAAAACTTATTAAATCTTTAAAATCTTTATAATTTTTAAAAACTTATTAAATTTTTATAATCTTATTAAACTTTTATTATTGATTTAAAATTTTTTTTTAATTTTTTTAAGGGGGATTAATATAGGAATTTTGATTGTATTGGGAAGTTAGGCAAAATAAAAGTTTAGATATAGTGGGTAGTTGAAAAGGTTATAAAGTTTGGTAATATAGAGGCAGGAGATAAAAAAATGAAATTAATAGAACATGCTAAGAAAGAGTTGGAGTTAAGTGGATTGTTTGATAAAAACAGCGATTATAATGGTATGCTTGGTGAAAACGTTATAGAATTAATAGAAACATTTAGTAAACAAGGGCACAGTGGACATACTGCATCCATAGTTTCTGATTTGTTTAATAAATTATCTAGATTTAAACCTATTTCTCCATTAACAGGAAAAGACGATGAATGGTGCGAAATCGAAAATGGAGTTTATCAGAATAGACGTAATAGTGCAGTATTTAAAGCTGGCAAGGATGGTAGAGCATATTTTATTGATGCATACGTCAAAAGAACCCCAAATGGAAATTATTGGAGCGGAAGATTAGAATTTAAGGACGGTAGAAGCATTGGAAAATGTTATATTAAAGACTTTAACGACATGCCAACTATAACAATTAACGTATTGGAAAGAGAAGTCAACAAAGATGATTGGGAAAGTTGGATTGAAGATGAAAGTCAGTTAGAAAAATTGGCAAAGCATTATGAGTTTGAGATAAAATGAAAATAATCAGACCTGAAGCACCTAAAAATGAAACTCGTGAAGCCCCAATTTGTAAAGTATGTCCTAAGCACTGCAAAGTTTCGGATTTAAAGGTTACTGGAGAAAACAAGGTTGAATGTAAGGATTTTATCACTAGGGGTGATATGATGACAGAACAGAATCTTGAATCATTAGGATTTTGGGATTGTAAATGTGGTCATAGAAACATAATACCTAGAGACACCATAACAGTTAAGTGTGATGCATGTGGGAAACCAAGAAAATTTGATATTATAGATAGGGAAATAACATGAGCGATAAAATCCTAATCCCAGTGTATGAATATTAAATCGTGGTGATATTAAAAATGAGCATAATACCTAAAAATTATAAAGGGTTTGAGATATACAGTAAGATGTCACAAGACTTTGAAAGTCAGGCAATTATATTAATTTGTGTGATGGACAGGATTAAGTATAAAATTATAAGAAATATTAAAGAGCATGAGGAAGGATACATACCAATAGGTGGGATAAAATTCATACAGGGGATATTAGGAAGGGTTATAAAGCCTGATTATTATCCTACATATTTAAAAGGTTATTTAAGGCGTAGCATATGGGAAACTGACAAATGGCCTATTGGTAGAAGGGTATTTATAAAGCCTAGTGACGAGCACAAGAGGTTTAATGGAATTATTACGAATGGTGGATGGAAGGGGAAGAAGCGTGGGCCTTACATATGTTCAGACATTATAAAGATCAAGAATGAGTGGAGGTATTACATATTAAATGGGGAGATAATATATTCAAGGTGGTATAAAGGTGAGGAAGAGGATAAAGTTAGTCCGAATCTTGGTATTGAGTTTGACAAAGATTTAATAAGTTGTTTAGACATGGGGGAAGATTATGAAGGCAATTTAATATTGATAGAGAGTCAGTCACCTTTTAGTTGTGGTTGGTATGGGTCTAATAATTATGAATGTGCTAGTAAGTATGTTAAATGGATAAGTTATGGATGGGAGCAAATAGAAAGGAAATATAAAAATGTTTAATAATTCTATAAATAATAGAACGCAGTATATACCTTATGAAAAGAGTGTAAAGATACAACATGCTCCTACAGATGAAGGATTAAAGTTATTACATGAGATGGAGCAAAAGATTAAGGACAATTTAATAAATTCTATAAAGGTTGAGGGGAATGTTTTTAATTTTAAAAGCATGATATTTTTGACATTTAATTCTTTTAATTATTATGGCATGTTAGGATATACTTTAAATGGTAAAGAGGAAACGATAGATTTTGAAATTCCTTATGAAATAAGACGTATGGAATTTAAGGAAAAGTGTAAAACAGTATATGACATTTTGGTTAAGTTGATAGCAGAAAGGCTTGCAAGGGATATAACCTTAGATATAATTGAAAAAAATAGTAATATGTTTAAATAATTTCTTTATAGAGTTTATAAAAAATATTATTATTTATAAAGCTTTCTGAAACTTTAGTTTTCTTCGTTTTTTTAATTTCTTCATTAAATTGTTCTTCTGTAAGGGGTACTCCATTCAAATACCATTCTTTTGTTCCATCTGCCCTTTCAATAGCCGGACCATCCTCACGATGCCATTTACCATTCAAATACCATGCCTTTGTTCCATCTGCATATTCACAAGCCGGACCATCCTCACGATGACACTGACCATTCAAATACCATACCTTTGTTCCATCTGCCCCTTCATAAGCCGGACCACCCTCACGATGCCATTGACCATTCAAATGCCATTCTTTTGTTCCATCTGCATCTTCAATAGCCGGACCATCCTCACGATGACATTGACCATTCAAAAACCATTCTTTTGCTCCATCTACACTTTCATAAGCCGGACCGTCCTCACGATGCACTTTGCCATTCAAATACCATATCTTTGTTCCATCTGCCTCTTCAATAGCCGGACCGTCCTCACGATGCAATTGCCCATTCAAATACCATTTTTTTGTTCCATTTGCATATACTTTCATTTCTGGTTCTTGTTTATTTGTTTTCAAAGGTTCTTTTATGGGTTTACCTGTGAAAAATATATTTATTTGATTGGTATTATAGACAGAATTCAATACAACTTTTATTAATTGTGGGTATTTTTCTTCTATTAAATCCTTTTTTTCTTTATATGAGTTTGTTAAATAATCTAATAAAAGGTCTGTATATTCTGCATTTTTTGGGTCTTCAAAAGGTGATATAAAATAGTCGGGAATATTTTTCTTATTATAATTATCATATAAATATCTGCCTAATATACTATATATTATAGAAATTGGTAAATAATCTTTATTATTTTTCATATATGATATAAATATTTTTGGAATACTTTCAAAGTTATAATTGCTTATTGGTGCATAATACATAAAAAAGTTTTTAATAAAATGTTCGTCTTTGTCTTCAATAGAAAAAAGCTCATTTAATAATATTTGTGGAACAGTGGTAATATCTTTTGTAGAAAATAAAATATCATGTATACAATCATAGGTAGAACTTTTGTGTTTGGTTAAATTTTCTAATATCTTTGAGAATTTTTTTTCTATTATTTCAAAAGATTTTGGAATTTTAAATAAACATCTAACAATATGTGTTATTAAATCTTTTTGTACATAAGATGGATATTCTTCTAATAAACGTATTATATTTTCTGGCAATTCTTTCAGAATATTAAAACATTGATCAATTGATTTATAATCGGTATATTTTGTACTATTTGTTATTAAACATATTATTACATCATAAATTTTATGTTTATGAATAATGAAATCTTGTAATACTGGTGGAAATTTATTTAAATCTTTAAAATTTGAATAAAGTATATTTATAAAATTATGAGTTATTTTATTTTCATTATTATTCAATAAAGCAGAATATATTTTTATTTGAGTTTTTTTGTCATAATTTTCAAAATTTTTAAAATCAGTAAAATTTTTGGTAATTTTTTGTAAATAAGAAAATGCTTTTTCTGGTATTTTTAATATTTCGTTAAACTTATCTTCGAGTGATATTCCGATGAAATTTTTTATATAATATTTTGAAAAATCTTGTAAAATAGGGGATGAGACTTTAATAATATCATTATAATAATCTTCTGAATAGGATTTCAAATCCAAAAGTTCTTTTATCCATTCATAACCGTGATGATAATATTTTTCTAGTTTATTAAAAGCTGATCCAGTGTTGTGTTGGGCATGATAAGCTCCATCAATGGCATTTATTTTAAAAACTAATTCTTGATTTTTTGAATTATTTAATATTAGCCAAGCATTACAAATTCTTGCCCATGCTATTCCTCCGAAGCTTCGACTTAGTTGTATATTAAGATATAACCATTTAGCAAATTCTATAAATTGTTTTTCTGATATTTTAAGAGCTTCCAAGGCTCTTGTTATTTTTGCTACTCGATCATAATAATGTTTGTCTTCTTCTATTTTATATTTCCCGTTTTTATAAGTTGATAAGAAATTTTTTGGTTTAGTTTTAATCTTTTTTATACTACTATTCGGATTAAATACTTGTTTTGTATATAAAAAGAATTTTTTAAATGCTGGTGTATTAAAATAAGGTGGTAAATATGTTGTTAAATCTTTATTTTTATCTATTTCTGATTCTTCTGATTCTTCATCATTATTGGTAGATTCTTCATCTAAATCAATTGGTCCAGATTCTCTATATTGTATTTGATGTTCTATATTAGTATCAAATAATTGACTTAATTTAGAAATATCATTATAATCAAAAACGTGTACATATTCGCAACATATAGACCAAAACAAATCATCTTTTAATTCTATTAATAATGAATCACAAAGTTTTTCCAACATTTCAACTCTTTGTTTTTCAACATTTTCAAATCTTTCTGAAAATGTTAAAGGGTTTACGTCTCTGGCTACTACGCTTTCGTCATCTGTTTCTAATTTTGGTTTAGGTTCTCTTCGTCCGGCTTCTCCTTCTAGTGGCAGACTTAAATTATTAAGATTTGAAAGGGTATAAAAATCTATCATTTTTTGTCTTGGAGTATTTGGAATAGTATAAACAAATTGTCTTGCTTCTGTTAGAATATAGCTTTTAAAAGATTTCATAGTATAAATATTTATTATTTTTGATAATTTTTACAACAAATCTTGTAATAATTTATAAATATGATATATTATAACACATGAAAACTAAAATAATATTTATTGATGTAGATGGCGTGCTTAATAATAGTCACACTACTGATACAACACCTGATGGATTTAATGGTATTGATCCAGAAAATGTAAAAAATTTAAAAAAAATCTTAATTAAAACTGATGCAAAAATTGTATTATCTTCTCAATGGAGATTAGCGGAAAAAGATAAAGATTATTTATGGGAGCATACAGGAGAATTTATTAAAAGCAGATATATTGGTGATACTCCAATAAGACTTAATCCAAATAGATTTTTAGAAATATCAGAATGGTTGGATAAAAATAAAGACATTGTGGATGATTATATTATTTTAGATGATAATAAGGTTTGGGGGCTTGAACATAAACTTATATTAACTGATGATGATGAAGGACTTACAGGAGAAATCGCATATAAAATAATTAAACTTTTAAATGAAAAAGAATAAAAAAATACCATATTATTTGATAATAGGTTTAAAATTTTTCAAATTATTTAAAAAGGATAAAAAATTAGCTAAATTATATGGTTGGACGATAGATTATGGATTTGGGACAGACAGTCCACATTTTCATACACCTTGGGGCAATTTATATTGGAAAGATTATTAAGGCATTACATCTCTTTTAAGAGTTTTTTTAGAGTGTTTAGTAATTATTTCAGGAGCCAGTTCAGCCTTTGGAATTGTTTCTTCGGTTTTAAATACATCAACAGGTGTTTCTGATTTTGTTTCAGATTCTAATTCTTTTTCAATTTTTTGATTCAATTTATTTAAAATAAATTCAACAGAAATTTTATCTATTTTATTATTTAACAAGGCATCCATGATGGCTTTTCGTGCAGCACAACTTACAGCCAAATGAAGTGATGGAACTGAATATCCTGCTTCTGTTTTAGAAATAGGAATATCAAAATTATAATATTTATTTAAATATCTAATTATAAACAATTTAGTAGGTTGTGTGACTCCTAAAAATACACTTTTAAAAACAAATTGTCTCCATAATTTTTCAATTTTATAAAGCTCAACTTCTAATGTTTTAGGATTTCTTGAAAAAAATGGCATATTCATTTCAAAATTATTATAAGTGTTTATACATCTTTTAATAGCTTCTATAGCAAATGGCTTTTGGTCTTTTTCTTCTTTTATTTTAATTGCACCAACATTATGAATTTTTGAAAGGTTTTTTTCTTTTGTTCTTTCTACATCAATATTTTGTTTAATCTCCAAATCGAATTGTTTGTCTGGAGTAAATGTAAGTTTTTCAAAAATATTCATAATAAACCTTTTAATTATTTAGTAAATTTAAAAATAAACAGAATAATCATTTAAATTATATACCGTTCCGACGTTTGCAAAAATATTATATTTTGCTGGATTAAAGTAAGTTTTATTTTTTGTAGAGGTGTCTAATGTTGTTAATAAGAATATAATTCTCATTCCGTCATCAGTAAAACTTTTTAAGCTATTATATTCGCTTTGCATAAAATCACCATCTGTAAAAACTATAACAAGTGCTGGTCTTGGATATAATTTTTTAGTAGCAGTAAGTGCCGATGTAATATCAGTTCCTCCACCAGTTTTATCAAATTTAAAATTGGCAAATTGTACTGGCATTTGTTCAAAAGGCATAATAAATTGTCTTGGGATCATTGTGGTTTTTTTACCTTGTTCAATAGATGCAATAGACTCAAATTGATCGCCACTTGAAGAGAATACTCTTTCGGATTGTATTCTAGTATTAAATGTTACTAATCTTACATTACATTTACCATTTAATTCTTTACCAATACTTGCGACTTCCCCGAAAACCTTTTTAACAACCCTATCTGGCATTGAACCTGAAACGTCAACCAAGAAACAAACCTCATTAATGGTGAATCCTGTCATTCCTGGGAATAATATTCCTGATCTTTCGCCTTCTGATGAAAGTCTTTTGTTAGTTCTTTGATATGAACGTCTTTCGGCACTTGGAGAATTTATAAATTCTCTTAATATTTCTAACCAATTAAGTTTGGTTTCTTTTACTAATGAATCTTTCCAATCTCCTATACCTAAACGATTTCTTGCTGCATCATAGCTTACACCACGTTTTTGGGCTGCTTCTTCCATTCTATCAGCATCGTTTCTTGCTTCTTCGATTTGTTGTTCGTGTTCTGCCATAGCATTTTGTTGATTCTTAACAGTAACATTTGGATCGGCTTTGATTTCCCCTGTTTTTTGATATTTGTCTATAACATTTTGAGGAACATCTAAAGATTCCTCAATTTCATCCTGTGTCTGTGGGGCGTTTTGAGGAGTTGTTTTGCCTTTTTCTTTGGCTTTTTTCATTGTTTCTTCTGCTTGTTTTATAAAATCTTTAAATTTGGGTAAATTTAATTTTTCGTCGCCTGTTCCAAAACCCCTACCTTCCCCCTCGCCCTCTCCTTCTCCTTCTCCTTCACCCTCTCCTTCTCCTTCTCCTTCGCCCTCTCCTTCCCCTTCCCCTTGGTCTTCTCCTTCCCCTTCGCCTTGGTCTTCCCCTTCTCCTTCGCCTTGGTCTTCCCCTTCTCCTTCGCCTTGGTCTTCCCCTTCTCCTTCGCCTTGGTCTTCTCCTTCGCCTTGACCTTCTCCTTCAGTATCTTCAGTATCTTCAGAATCTGGCGGTTCACCTTGATATTTTTTTATAAGTAAATTAAAATATTGTTTAGCATTTAAACCTTCTGGTAAATCTTTATATTCACCTTTACCCGCTAAAATTAATCCGCCTTCAATAAATCCTGCACGATTTTTTAATAAATGATTAATTGCTAAATCGCAAGCAATATTAACAATATGCCATAAATTTTTATTTTTTGGATCAATATGAGAAAATGCAATATGATGTGCAAAAATAATATGAAGAATTTCGTGTGTAACTATTGTAAATACTGAATCTATTGAAAGTTTATTTACAAAATCTGGATTATAAAATAAATGTTTACCATCTGTCTGCATTGTTTTAATATCAAATCTTGCCATTTTATTTCTATCGTCGGGCAACATTTTTATTAAAGTAGTATAAAAGAATGGGTCAACTTGATCAACTAAACTATAAGATTGTTCAAGTTTTCGTTCTGCATTTTTTATTATTTCTACCCGTTGTGGATCAATTCCTGCAAATCTATTAACATTTCCACGAATAGCTTCATATAAATTCATTAAATTATTTTTATCTTTTTCTGCTAAGATCATATTGATTCCTTTATATAATAGTATAACTATTTATTAAAAAAAAGTCAAATATTTAATAAATAATTAAAACATTATGAAAACAAAAAATTTATTAGAATCTTTATATAAAAATATACTTTTAACGGAAATGAATAAAAAGTATATTGCAATGGTTGAAGATATTAGAGATGATTTGCCATTTGATAATATATTTGGAGATGATTTGCGAATTATTATATCTTTTTCAGAAAATGCAAAATATCAAGAATTAAAGGATGAATTATCTAAAATGAATGGTTTTATATCGTTCAATCCTGTTAAAAAGGAAGTTATTAGAAAAGTTAAAATAAAGACTCCACAAGGCGAAGGAACTAAGGATCAAGTTTTAAATATTGGAAAGGCTATAAGCAGTTTAAAAATACCAGAAGAAAAGAAAAAAAAATTATTAAATTGGTTTTCTAATTATAGTAGTAATATAGGGGAATTGGAAAAATTAAGTGATTATAGTATAGTTTTAAGTAGGCATCCAATAGATGTTCTAAGAATGAGCGATGTTGGAACCATACAATCTTGTCATGCGGAAGGTGGCATGTATTTTCATTGTGCTATACAAGAAGCCAAAAGTGGCGGACCTATTGCTTATTTAGTCAGAACAAAAGATTTAAAATCTCTGGATAATAATAAATTTCAAAAAGATGAAATATTTGAAGATCGTGATAGAGATGTGGATGGTATAAGGGCTATAACTCGTTTAAGAATAAGACGTTATACTGACAAAGAAAACAATGATTATGCAATTCCCGAAACACGAATTTATGGTGTTGGTATGGCTGGATTTTTAGATAGTGTTACAAAATTTTTAAAAGAAAAACAAAAGAATATAATTGAATCACCAGAAAACGTTTCAACTTTATTTAATAATAAAAAGATAGTTAAACGTGGAGGAACTTATAGTGATTCTAGTGATTCGGCATTATTTAATCATTTTTTTAATACTAATACTTTTTTTGGAAGTTTAAAACATCATACTTCTGATGAAGACGAAGAAAGTGAAGAAGGTGGTCAGAGTAGAGCAGATCAATTCGAAGAAGAACTTAGTGATATGAAAGAAAGATATTCATATGATCATTCTTATGTTGATTATAATGTTGAAGGTGGAGATCATATGGAAGAAGTTTATTATACTGCACATGGTGGAACAACTTTAGATTTACCAGAAATAGATTTAACGCAAATTGATTTTCCAGAAATGCGTGATCCCTATGATTTTAGTTATTATTATAATATAGCAACTGAAAAAAATAATACATCAAAATGGTATTTGACTGGTCAAAGACATAGTGAGGATGGTCAGGCTCGTGAATATGCAGATGGAACAAACTATCGTACAAAAAATTTACCAGAAGATGAAAAAAGACATATTATACAAATTTCTAAATTTTTACAAGATTTTCTTAAACTATCCAAAATTGATTATTATGAAATAAGTGGTATTTATATACACAATAAAAGTTCTTCATCAAGAGAAACTTTTGATAAAAGAGATCAAAGTGTTCAAATAATGTGGCATTTTGGAGAAGATGAAAGTGATATTAGTGTAAATACTGATGATTTTTCGTATTTTTGTAGAGAAGTAAAAAGATTTGATGATAAATATGACGAAATAAAAGCAGCCTTTATTAAAGCTTTATATCGGTCTGGATTATTAAAAATTGATAATATTTCTAGTGGTAAAAAAGAATTAACAAATTATGAACAGTTTATGAGCGAAGAAGGTTTTGAATTTAAATATTTTGCTTATGATGAAACTTCAATAAATGCAAGTAAATCCCTTAATATGTTAGTAAACGATATGCAATATAATAATTTTATAAACAATGCTAATATTGTTCCTGAAATTGAAAAAAACATTGAAGAATTATATAAAAAGTTTAAAATTAGTAAAGCAAAAAATTCTAGTGAACAAATGACATTTAAATCATTTGTTGAAAGTTTAAATTTAGATCAACCTATAGATATTACAATATCTTTAAATTTGCGTGATGATTATAATGGTAATCAGTGGGTCGTGTTTTATATAGAATTAGACCCTGCACAATTTACTCCTGATTTTGTAGATTTTATGATATATTTTGATCAATCTTTTGATAGTTTTGTTAATGTTAATATAAAAGCAATTGTCTTAAAAAATATACCAGATGAACATTTAAGCGATGAACAAAAACAAGAAAAAGAATATTTGTTAAAAAATTTGATAAATAATTAAAATATGATAATATATTTTTATTGAGGAGAAATCTATGGGAGAAGATATTAGTTTAATTCAACGATATTTAGATATCTGCAATGAAAATTCTGAAACTATAAATGAGTCATTAGGAATAGAAAATAATGTTGTAAGATTTATTATTCCTAGTAGAATAGATTTTTCATTATCACAACCAGAAATACAAGAAGCTTATCCTTTAGATGAATTTAGACAAGACATAGAATCTAAAATGCCTTATATAAAGATTAAAAGAAAATTAATTTATAGAATAGAACAAATGGCCACAGAACGTTTATCAGATTTAAATGTTAAAAGCGAAGGATTTCAAATAACACCACAAGAAATGCCAAATGCAGAAACTGCAAGATGGTTTAGAACCTCACCAACTCAAATATTAAATTATTATAAAAAAGAAATTGAAAATATTAAAGAAGATGAGGAACTTATTGATGAACCTGAAAAAACTGTTTAAAAAAACAAACAACTTAAAAAGAAATGTATATGCAGTTGAAACAGGGTTTTTGATAGGAAATTTCCTGACTATTATAGATTTTGATAATATTAATAAAAATTATCAAGTTTTAGCTTGTAAAATAGACGAAGATCGCCCAAAAGCATTAGAAATATCGGAAAAAGATATACATGAAGGCATTAAAAATGGTATATTGAATTATGTAGAAACCCTTAATAAGAAAATTTATAAAGGATGTAAAAAGGAATATAATTTAATAAAAAACACTAAATAATTGAAAGGAAATATATTATGAAAAAATTTAATGAATTTATGGAAGCCGTTTTAATTGCAAAGGTAGTACCTACATCTGACGCAGTTGCACCAGTAGAAACCTGTGATGCTTGCGGAAACACCCCCCAAAAAGATATGTTTAGCAATGCTACAGACGATTTTATGAAAGAATTGGGATTTGAGGACAATGTTGAAGGACAAGAAAATATTATCCAACCTGATGATAATGTTGGAGAAACTGGCGAAATAGAAAGTGACGAAGAAACTTCCACATCTAATATAGAATTAGAATGTTTAGGTGAAGAAGGATTACAAATTAAGTTTAATGGTTTAACATTTGTATTACCTAAAGATGTTGTAGAAGCTATTAAAGGTTATGAAACTGATGAATCTGCACCACACGAAGAAAGTGAAACAGAAGAACAACACGAACAACATGAGGAATCTGAAACACCAGAAGAAGAGGCAGCGGAACATTCAGAAGGAGAAACTGAATCAAACGAAGACGAAGAAGCCGAAGAAGAAAAGAAAGAAGTTACAGAATCTGTTAAAAAAGGCAAAGCAGTAAATCCCTGGGCGGTATGCAATAAATCTACAGGTGGCAAGAAAAAAGCAGGTAAAGAAAAGTTTGAACGTTGTGTAACTGGTGTAAAATCTGAACATAAAATAAAGAAATAATATGGATAAGTTTAGACAAATTTTTAAAGAAGATTTTGAATTATCAAAAGCTTTTGGTCAAAGAGTATCATCTGGTCAAGGGTCTGTTGGACCAGCTTCAACAAATTTTAATAGTTTATTTCAAAGTGTTGCCGAAGCTATTCCAGAAGAAGAAAATCGTAAATCACATGATACTAAAATGCTTCCTTTTCCTTTAGATAGAATTGTTGATCAATTGGCTGATAATTACGAAACTTTAGTTAAAACACGTTTAACCCTACAACAAACTTTAAAATCTACTATAACATTAGATCAAACAGAGAAAAATTTAATTAAAGAAGATATTGGCTATATTAATAAGTGTATTAATGTAATTAAAAAAATATCAAGAGATATAGAACAAATGAAGATATAAAATCTTGACATTTATAATTATCATGATAATATATTAATATGAAACATAATATAATATTATTTTTATTAAGTCTAGGATATACAGTCTTACCAGCCTTATTTATATCATTAGGAATAGGATTACTTACTGGACAATATTTATCCACCTTTTTAGTGTCTTTAGGATTAGTTTTTATTTTTGGAATCTTATCTAATGATTGGATTCAAAATAGAACATTAAGACAATTATCAATTTTAGAATTAAAAAAGAAAGAAATTGATAATCAACAAAGTGTTGAAGTTACTTGCTCATATTGTAAAGCAAGAAATATTATACCTGTAAAATTATCAAATCGTAATACTTTTGATTGCAAAGAATGTAAGAAAACTAATTTAATTATTTTTAGTTTTGCTACAGCAATTATTACAGAACCTTTAAAACTTCCACAACTTGGGGAAAAAATTAATGTCTAATAGTCCGATTCTTCCGTTAGATTTTATTGAGGACGTTACAAATAAAACTCAATTTATAAATCATAAATTACCTGTTTTACAACCAAATAATATTCCTGTACTTACAACAATGGGATCAGAAGAATATTGGACTAAAAAAGGGGTTCAACAATTTTATAACAAAGGATTAATGTTAGGAAATGGTGAAAATAATCCTGATTTAGAATCTTTTTTAAAGCAATTTAGAAAAGTTTTAGAAGAAATTATACGAACTGAACTTTTAAAAAACGAAAAAACTTCTGAAACATTTAAAGATGATTTTAAAATTATTGAACATACTTATAATAATTTAATTTATAAATTAAAAACAGATAAAACATCTACAAATAATGATAGAGTTTTATCTACTTTACATGGATTTATTAATTCTTTTGTAGGTTCGAACCATGTCTAAAAAAGTTCGTTGTAGTTTCTGTGGCACTATAGTAGATATGCGGAATAAACCGTATAGAATCAATTTAAAACGGTTTAATGTGACTTCCGTAAAACAATTAAGCAATGTTTATTTATGCATGGTGTGCAGAAGGATAAAAAGATTTTTTGATACTCCTGAATATTTAAAAGTTTCTGGTCCTTATAAATATTTAAAATTTTTATTACAACAAGAAGTTAATAATTATGTAAAAAGAGGGTTAAACGATCCAGTAGCACAAAAAAACTTTGTAGAGAATGTAAAACACTTGCTTGACAAAAGACACATAAAAGAATATGATTTCCTTATAGCTAATAACGAATTAGTGGGTATTTTATTGAAGAAAATACCATTTTTTAATGAAGTAATGATAGAATTAAAATCAAAAGGAAAATAATATGAATAACAAAATATCAATAGAAAGTTTAGATAAAGATAGTGAAGCTCGATGGATAACATTATTATCAGCAATAGATACATTGGATAGATTCTGTACACAAAATAATAAAAGTTTTGATGATATAGACTTTAAAATTCCAGCAATTAAACATTATATGGAAGATACCATAGAATATGTTAAACAGTTGCAAAAAGAAGATGATGTTTTAAAAAATGAAAAATCTATTAATAGTATACGTTCGAAATTAGCCCAAAATTTCTTTAATAATGTTATAACAGATAAAAAACATATAAGAACTTTACAATTAAATTAACCTTTTTTCATATAGAAATTTTCACCAACTTTATAAAGCATTATACCTGTATTACCTAATTTTTTAATAGGTTCTTGATCGGTAAGCTGATTGGTTGGTGGAAATGCTTGAACTAACATATCAACTATATTAATTGTTTCGCCAGATGGCATAGTTATTAAACCTAATTTAACTGGATTAAATGATGGTCTAGCTAAATAAGGTTTTAAAAATTTGTCAACAATTCCTCTATTTGGGTCAATTGATTTATAATCTGGAATAACTTTGCCATCTTTTCTATTTTGAATTTTTAAAGAAGGTGGTTCTGGTTCTTTAATTTTAATTTTTTCATCTGCTTTTTCTATGGGTTTTGAATCTTCTCTTAATACAAATTGTTTAAAAGATTCGTGTGTTGGTTTCATTCCTTCTTCTGCGTCTCTTGAATTTTTAGCTGGATAATGTGTTATTTTATAAGCGTCTTTATCTTTAATAAGATTTTTATGTCCAATAACAGGAAATCCGTGTTTTTTTAATATTTTTTCTGCTGCTATCTTTGCTTCTTTGTTGCTAACCCACCAATATATTATTTTTGTAGCTGGTAAATATCTAAAATTACAATAATCTTCTATATTATCTTCCATCATGCCTAAAGTGTAATGGTCGTTGTCTTTTTCCCCTTGATGTAGATAAATATCACCAGTTTTCTGTTTAAAATGTCCAAAAATTACTGTATCACTATGTATTTTTTGTCCACCTGTAAAAGATTCAATAGCTTCACTGAAAAGTTCGTTTTCTGCTTTAGAAATTTTTTCAATATCTTTAATATCAATTTTTTCATCATCTTCTAATATTTTTTCAAGTCTTTTAATAAAATCCCAATAATAATATTTTTCCAATAGTTTATAAATCACATTAGAAGGCAATTTGTTGCGAGATTGAAATTTTTCTATTTCATCAGGCGAAAGAGGTCTTGTAAAATCTTCTTCTCTTTTCTTTTTTATAGTCTTTTTAAAATCTACTAATTTTTCAATATCTTTATTAATTTCATAAATTTTACTTTGCAACATTTGTTTTAAATTTTTAATTTCATCTTTATTAAATGTTGTCAATTCTTTAAAATCTATAATATCTCTACGCAATTTAGCAGTTACTAAGTCTATTCTTGATACAACATCTTGAAACTTTTTTAAATATTTTCCTATATTTATATCTAAATCTTTGGTTTGTTTTATCCATCGTTGATTAATTATATCATATATAGCATCATAACGATGTTCATCAATTTCATCATCAGAAACATTTATATAATAATTAATTGGATGTGTTGTTCCAATTGCTAAACTACCATTTAATTCATTTATAAATTTTAATAATTTTGTTTCTAATATATCGTTTACATTTTTTTCATATACATCTACAGTTATATCAATATCACAATCTTTGTTGTAATGTCTGGATAAAATACTTCCAACCATATAGAATCTTCTTACGGGTACTATTTCTTCAATTCTATCTATATCTTTAGCAATTTGTACTCTTATTCCGGTTTTTAATGTGGGTAATTTATCATCATAAAAATCAAAAACAGTGGCATCAAGGCTTTGCTTAGGAATATCTATAATAGATTCTTTAATAAATTCTGAAAAGATTTTTTTCATATGTAAATATTTATTAAATTTTTATATATTTCCAATAAAAAACCCACTAGATGTTTCCAGTGGGTTAAAAAATTTTAAATATTTTTATTTAATTTATTTTATTTTATGAATGAATTATTTCCGCCTTTTGCAATTGGGCCTGTTCCGCCGACTGTTAGTGACATCTTAGGACCAAACTTGGTTTCTGGTGCCTTGGAAAGTGTTCCAGAGCGATCTTTTCCAGCAGGAGTGTTTGCTTTACCTGCACCAGATTTGCCAATATTATTCTTAGGATTTTTGCTCATTTTGGGATCAAATGATGTTTTCTTGGCAACTTTAGGATTAGAGGGTTCGGGAATTTTACCAACAGAGGCAGATTCCTCTACTAGTGGCTTTTCAACATCTTCCATACCTTCCATGCCTGTTTCATCTTCACCCATATTATCAAGGTCTAAATCTTCATCACCAGCAGGGGCTTCACCCATTCCACCGCCCAATTTGTCAGCAATGGCTAAGATGTTGTTTGCTAATTCACGAAAAGCTTGTGCAACATCAATTTGTTCGGGTTCTCCTGTTAATGATTCGTCTTCCATTGGACCTTCTTCAAAATCACCAGAATCTGTATCAAATGATTTGTCTTCTACATCACCAGCAGGAGTAATTTCTTCTGGAAGTTCTTCCTCTTTTAATATAGATGTATAAAGCTTATCAAAGGTTAAAGGAATTTCTTCGCCTTCCTTTTGAACCTTTTTCTTGGGAATGTCTTTTGAAACGGGGGCAGGTTTGCCTTTGCCGTCTGCTACGCTGTTATCGCCTTGTGATGGACCAGCTACGGGTTTCTTAATGTCACCCTTTGCATTTTCCATATTATCATTTACTGGTTTGCCTTTTTCTTTGGCACCTTCGAAAGATTGGCCTGACATATCCTTGCCAACTGTTCCTTCTTTATTTTCTAATATTAATTTATAAGCGTCAAAAATTGCATCATTTGTTTTATCCATAAGTTTTTCTCCTGTTGTCCTTTCAATTATTTATTAATTTTTAAACTAATTCTACAAAAATTCTATTGATTTGTTGTAAAATTAATACGTTTGTGTAAATATTTATAAAATTTGAGTGTATTTCTATGGAAGATAATGATAAAAATCAATATTATTTAAATAATCCTGCCTTACCTACGTCTAATTATGTATGTGAGTGGACTCCAGATCAAATAAAACAATTAAATAAAGCTAATTTAGATATTGTTTATTTTGCAGAAACTTTTTTCTATATTGTTAATTTGGATCGTGGTAAAGAAATTATTACACTTTATAAGGCACAAAAGAAAATATTAAAAGCTTTAGCCAAAAATAATCGTGTTGTTTTATTAGCTGCAAGACAGAGTGGAAAAACTACGTTGTTTACAATATTTGCTTTATGGTATACTTGTTTTCAAAAAGATAAAAGCGTTTTAATTGTTGCAAATAAAGAAAAAACAGCAGTAGAAATATTAAGTCGTATTAGAACTGCTTATGAATTTTTACCAAATTGGATTAAACCTGGTGTAAAAGATTATGCTAAAACTGAAATAAAGTTTAGCAATGATAGTAGAATTATGGTAAGTACTACTGCGGCATCTGCTGGTCGTTCTGCATCAATAAATTGTTTATTAATTGATGAATGTGCTCATATTGAGAAACATAAAGAACAAGAATTTTTTACATCTGTGTTACCAGTTATTTCGTCTTCTAAACAATCAAAAGTTTTTCTTATTTCTACAGCAAACGGTACAGGGAACTTTTTTTATAAAATTTATGCAGGAGCAGAACGAAAAGAAAACGAATGGCATTCGGAAAGTATATCTTGGCAGGATGTCCCCGGAAGAGATGACAAATGGAAAAAACAAGCATTGTCTGACTTGGGGGGTGATTTAATAAGATTTAAACAAGAATATGAAAATATATTTATAGAAACTGGAGAAACTGCTGTAGATGGGGAATATTTAAAAGAATTGTTAATCAATGTAAGAACTCCTGAGATTATAAATACACAAGATTATAAAGTTTGGGAAAAACCAGATGCTAAAAAGATTTATGTGCTTGGTGTTGATATATCAGATGGAGTCGGAAGTGCGTCCTCTTGTATTCAGGGTTTAGACGTAACTGATCTTACTAATATTAAACAAGTATGCTGTTATAGTAATAAATATATTGATACTACAAATTTTGCAAAAGAATTATTTAATATTTCAAAACAATGGGGAAAACCTTATTTATTAATTGAAAGAAATGCAATGGGTGGTGAAGTTCTTAATGCATTGGCAAATCCCCCTTATAATTATGAGCGTATAGTATGTTATAGCTCTGATCAACAGATAGATTATGAAAAAAGAGGAATATTTAATTCTACTAATGTAAAATATGAAGGTGTTTCAAATATGAGATATTGGATGAATACCTTACGTGCTGTTAGTATATATGATATAGCCACCGTTCAAGAATTGCAAACCTTTACAAAAAGACCTAATGGTACTTGGGGTAAAGTTAATAGTGTTGGAGTTTTTGATGATCGAGTAATGGCATTAATATGGGCATTATTTGCGTTACATATACCAATCGCTGAAAATATTTTTGAGGTTTTACAATATGATGAATATGGCAAACCTTTAAAAATAGCAAAGGGTTATTATGATAATGATAAAATTTTTAGTGTTGATCAGTATAGAAGAGATTGGGGAGATGCTGAATTTGTACCCTCTTTCGTAGGAATTAAAAGTGATATGGGAACAAATTGTGAAGTGGAAGACATGCTTCAAGATGGCTGGTTGATGTTTGAATCGAGATAATAATTACCAATATTTTAATTCTATAAATATATGATTACCAATTATTTCACCCTTTTGTCCTCTTGCCCAATTTGGACATTTTGATGAACTATATAAAGATACAGTAAGATAATTTGTGGGTTTAATATTAATAAAGGGATAACATATAAAAGTTTTGCTTAACATATCATTTGCTATTTTTTCACAAATTTTATAAATTTTTGGTTCTTTTATAACAATATCATTAACATCATTCCAACAACTAAAAGCTTTAGGTTTTAGACAAACTTGTGCCATTTTTGACGTATCGCCTTTTGCTCTATTATAAATAACAGTTGCAACTGCTTGAATCCCTTTTAATTGCTCACCCCTGGATTCTGCGTATAATGTTTTTGCAATTATTTCTAAATCTGTTTTCATATTAATTTTTTGCTAAAAATCTTATAACATCTTGTGCATAAATAATGGCATTTTGTTTATTTGTACCTTGTGGACCACCGTTCCATATTGCAGCCAATTCTCTGTGTGTTGGAGGTCGTCCGTGTTTTTGTTTAAAATGTTTTCCCCAATATGATAGATATTTTACAAGAACATCTACGGCTTTTTGTGGATTAAACATTTCATGATGTTTATAAGATGTTCCATAAATGGTATTAACATCTTTTACTACTTCTGGATGTATTTGATATTTTCCAAAGGCTACACCTTTATCGCCTATTGCATTATTTGGATTTTTTAAATGTCCGGTTTCTTTTTTTGCAATAGCAGGTATAAGAGTTTTAATTTTAGATTCTAATGTACTATCCAATTTTTTAAGTTGTTTTAAATTTTTTTCTTTTGATGTGGGATATAATCCATGATGTCTTGGAACATTTTTTATATTATGTTGTGGAGTGTTTCTTTGTTCTATTTTTCTATAAAAATCTTCAGTTTCTTGTTTTCTTTTCTCTTCTTCGTCCTTTTTTTCAAAATCTTGAGCAACTTTATTTTTAATATGTTCAATTTGTTCTGGACTTAATTTTTGCTGTTTGGGGTGAAATAATGAGTAAGGAGTTAATGCTGAAGCCCCTAAACCAGCAATTGCCGCCCCTTTTCTTAGTGATGATTTCCAATCTTCTTCAATAATATTCGAATATGTGTCGTAAAATAAATTTTCTCTTATTTTATCTTTTTTATCTATTACTGGTATTCCTTTATTTTTTTTAATTTGTATAGCTTTATCATCATAAAAAACTTCCATATCAGGAGTTTTAATGTTTGTAATTTCTAAATCTGGTAAATTATTTTCTTTTAACCACTCTTTAATGGCTTTTACATCTTTTTTATCATTCGCTCTTGCTGTGAAAATTTTAACTGTTTTGCCTTCTTCGATCCATTTTTTAACATTTTCCAACATTGCTGGAATAGGTTTGCCTATTACACCTTTTTTATAGGACGTATAATGGGCTAAAGTTGCATCAAGATCGACAGCAATACTTTCTTTAATAAAATGTTTAAAAGTTATCATATTTTAATTATTTATTATAAATACTTATAAAAGGAATGGTAAAATGATAGAAAATCCACAACAAACAATTTTAAATAAAACCAAACAGGATAAATTTATACTTATTATTAATACTCCTCCAGCATTAAAATCTATTCAAACAAATAGTGAAAGAACTAATAATCTTATGAATTTGGATAAAATGCAATATTCTGTTTGGGGTGTAAATGTTCCACCACATTCAATAAGTGAAATTGAAACCCCTTTTATGGGTCAGACAATGCATGTTACAAGTCAAACTCGTCAGAAATATCCACCTATTAAGGTAAATTTTAATATTGATTCAAATTTTGATAATTATTTTTATATTTGGAAATGGCTGACTATTCTAAACGATCCAAGAAACTCTGGAATGGATGAACATTTTGCAGAATTTACAACATTAAATGAAGTTTCTATAGATAATATGAGAAAAAACATAAATAATGAATCAACCAAATATAAACACATAAAAATGAAAAATAATTATGACGATTATCAAACTATAATGAGTCTTTATGGTTTAAGAGAATATAACGAAAAAATTATTAAATGGGATTTTTATAACTCATTTCCCACCATTTTAGAGGGGTTTGACTATAATTACCAAAATAGCGAAGATATTACCTGTTCGTTTAATTTTGCATATGGACAGGTTGATATAAGTCTCGTTGATCCTATATAACTATTTTTTAATAAATTTAATAGTTTCAATTTAGAAAAAACTAAATAATTGTAAGGAAATAAAAAAATTTACCGATTTTATAAATATTAAGGAGAACAAATATGGCAAGAACAATTGAAGCCCCTGGCGTTGAAATTAAAGAAATTGATTTAAGTTTGGTAGCATCTAATCCAGTTGGTACTAAGGTTTTATTACACGGATTTGCGAAACAAGGTCCGACAAACGAATTAATTCAAGTATCTACAAAGGAAGAACTTGATCAAATTTTCTTTGGTGGTGCTGATGCTGGTCCTACTAATGCAGCAGAACGTTATTTTTATCATTCCGCATCTGAAATTTTAAATTCACCTGCAACACTTTATGTAACACGTTTACCTTATGGTAGCGGTGGTGGTACTGGATTCGATGGTGAATATACCGCACTTTGCTATCCAATCAGTGGGGATACGAATCTTTTTACAACTGCTACTGCTTTGGAAGTGCTTGCGCCTACTATAGTACCTTTAACAGAGTCTGATTATGAAAACCTAGTTAATAATGAAATTACATGGTCTACAAGCACTTATGCAACAACTGCAAATGCTATTACTGGTATTAATGCAATTGGTAATGCTGGTATGGTTATCGTAAATAAGACCAAGACAACAATTGATGAAAAACAACAAGGTTATTATGTAGTAATTGCCGATAATACCACAATGAAAGATAATTATCTAAGTGGTTATAACTCTGTACAATCCGTTAAAAGCTTTTTAGGAGCTACAAATGGTGCAACTTATACAACTACTGCACTTTCATCATCTGTTCTAGGTTTCTCTTTAACAGGCGATAATACATCTACTGGAACAATTTCAGAAATTGTTGAAACAGCATTTAATTATGATTTCACCGATCCTTCTTTCAATGATTCAATAATTGTTTACCTGTTCCGTCTAAGAACTTCTGAATATTCAGATGATAAAAATAAGTTATATTTCACCCCTGTAGAACGTTATGCTGGTGCGTTAGAATCCGCTGATGTACGTGTTGATGGATTAACAAAAACATCACAAAGTTTCTACATTGCTAATAAAATTAATAACGAATCTGCTTATATCAGCATGTTTGTTAATACAAATATTGCAAATTTAGCAACTGTTGAATCTATTACAAATAATACAGCTAATCAAGTTCTAAATCCTTTAGGAAAATATAAAACTTGCAAAACAACTTCAAATACGTCAGAATATGTTGGTACAATACCTGACAAAATTGAACGCGCTTTAGTACTTGCTGAAAGTTTATTAGATTTGGATATTGATATCGTATTAGATGGTGGTTTAAGCACAATTTGGACTTATGCTGCTGCATCTTCTAATGGTACTGGTAATGCCAACTTCGATGATACTGCCGATAGTTCAGTAATTATGGACGCTCTTAGAGCTTCAGATGGTGATCAAAGCACTTATGCTGGATATCATAAGACAATATTCAATCTGTATAATAACTTCTGTCAAAATACTCGTAAGGATTGTGTGCATATTTCCGATCCTATTCGTGGTATTTTCGTACAAGGAGAAAATAGCAAAACATTGGCAAGCAAGAGCAAAAACTTTTCACAACATGTTTATGCTCCTTTAAAGAATTTGTACAATTCTTCAAATTCTAATTATTCTGCTGCTTATGCAAACTGGATACAAATTTATGACAATACTGCCAAGAAGTTTGTATGGATGCCATTCTCTGGTTGGCAAGCTGCAATCATGGCACGTTTAGATTCATTACTGTATCCTTGGTCTGCTCCAATGGGATTAAATAATGGTATAATTCGTAATATTACAGATATTGCCGTTCGTCCTAATCAAAAACAACAAGATCAAATTTATAAAATTGGTATAAATCCTGTTGTTTTCTTTACAGGTGATGGATTCGTTGTATGGGGGCAAAAAACACTTCAAAAGAAACCTTCTGCCTTCGATAGAATTAATGTTCGTAGATTGTTCTTAACATTAGAAAGATCAACTCTAAAAACATTAAGATATTTCGTAGCAGAACCTAATACTATTTTCACTCGTACAAGAGTTGTAAATACTTTGAAGCCTTTATTCGAACTTGCAAAAAATAATGAAGGCGTATACGACTTTCTTATCATTTGTTCGGAAAAGAATAATGACGCACAAACTATTGATAATAACGAAATGAAAGTAGATATTTATCTTAAACCAGTGAGAACCGCAGAATTTATAATTTGCACCTTCTATGCAACCCGCACAAATGCTAATTTTGCAGAATTGGCTGGTTAATAAATTTAAAAAGCAAGATTAATTTCTTGCTTTTTAAATTTGAAAATATATAATTAAGTTAGGAGATCATTAATGGAAAATCATAACTTAATAGAAACAATTAAAAACACACTTTTTACAAAGACTAATAAAATTAATGCTGCTATTATTAGACCTGATAGATTTAATAATACTGAATTATATGATAAAATATTAAAAGCAACAACGAATATTAAAAGTAATAATATATCAGAAAAAATATATTGTATAATTAATAATATAACAGAAAGTCCTGTTTGTCCTATATGTGGAAAATTATTAAAATTTAAAACATATCAAAGTGGTTATTCTAAATCGTGTATGAAAATGTTTTGTATTAGAAAAATTTATACTTTTGCTAGTTCATCAAAAACAAAAAAACAAGCATCTTTAGATATTAAAACAAATTTTTTTAAAAATTATAAAAACTATATTGTAGATGATATCTCACTTGAAAATGTATATAATTTTATTGATAAAAGACTACAAGAGACAAATTTTGGAATAGATCACCAATATATTAATTTATTAATTTTACAAAAAGAATATAATATATTATATAAAATAATAAAACTAACAGACCATTTATTACCATTTAATAGTATAGAGGATTTTAAATGGGGGGAAAGATTTTGGATTATAAAAAATGATATAAAAGAAATTAAATCTTGTATACATTGTAATAATAAAACATCTTTTATTGGATTTAAAAAAGGATATCAACCTTTTTGTAGTAAAAAATGTTTTTATAAAAACGAATTATATAATATTGAAAATAATATTATTTCGCAAGATTTTATTATTTTAAATAAAATAAATAGTGCTAGTATAGATTTATATAAGATTCAATGTAAAAAATGTAATACAATATTAGAAAAAGATTTATCTGATGGTAAATCACAAAATATTTATTGTAAAGGTTGTTATGGAAATCATCAAATTTCAAAAGAGGAAAAAGATTTAGTCAAATATTTAAAAGGAATAACAAATTTAGAAATATTAGAAAATTATAAACTTGAAAATAGAGAATTAGACATTTATATTCCAGAAAGGAAATTGGCTATTGAATATAATGGATTATATTGGCATTCTTATGATGATATTACAGAAGAATCTATTAAAAAATATAATCATTTAAAAAAATATACTTTATGTTTAAAAAATAATATTAATCTAATTCAAATATTTTCAAATCAATGGGAAAATATTAGAACTAAAAATATATGGAAATCTATAATAAATAATAAATTAAACATAAATATAACTAAAATTCCAGCAAGAAAATGTATTATTAAAGAAATAGATAATACAACAAAAAATGTTTTTTTAAATACAAATCATTTACAAGGAGAAGATCGAAGCTCGATAAAACTAGGTTTATATCATGATAATGAATTGGTATCAGTTATGACCTTTTCTAAGAGTAGATATAATAAAAAATACGAATATGAAATGGTAAGATTTTGTAATAAACTCAACACTATAGTACAGGGTGGTGCTTCTAAATTATTGAATTATTTCGAAAAAAAATATAATCCCAATTCATTAATAACTTATGCTAATAAATGTTACAGCAATGGTATATTATATAATAAATTGAATTTTAGTTGTATTGATGAAACACAGCCAAACTATATATATTGGAACAAAAGTAATAAGCAATTTGTAACAAGAATTAAAGCACAAAAACACAAATTACAAAAATTATTAAAAGAAAATTATAATGACAGATTAACAGAAGCCCAAAATATGTTTAATAATAAATATAGAAGAATTTGGGATTGTGGTAATTATGTATTTGTCAAAAAATATGATAAAGATAATAAAATTGATGTACATAATACTAAATAATTACAAGATATAATATAATTTTTAAGGAGAATAATTATGGCTAATGGAATGCTAGGCTTTTATGATACTGCAAAACAACGTGAATTTGCAAGAGATTTTCAATTTAGGGTTGTAAGTTTAGGGCCACTAGATGAAAAGGATTTAATTTATTTACAAACTGCTAAATTACCTGGTAAAGAAATTTCTAATCAGGCTGTAAATTATATGGGACTTCAATTTAATGTTCCAGGAACGGTGAAATATACTGGTTCTGATGCATGGGACGTACTTTTCTGGTCCGACGAAGCAAATAATCTGCGTTCAAAAATGAATGCTTGGATGACAGAAATCTTTGATGTGAATACATCTACTGGTAAATATGGTGTACCTGTTGAAGAGGCTACATTTGATTTACTTGATAAATCTTTTAAAACTATTCGTAGATATAATTTAATTGGTATATATATCTCAAAAATTGCTGAAGTTCCTTATGATATTAAGGGTTCTGGAAAGCCACAAGAGTTTACTGCTACAATGGCTTATCAATATTGGCAAGAGATTTAAAACTATATTATATAAAATCGAAAACACTGTTATTAATTTAACAGTGTTTTTTTATCTTTTAGTATAAATATTTAAAAGGTTTAATATGTTAAATTTAAATGTTAAAAGTGTGGTAGAAAATGCATTAAGAACGCAGGAGCAACCTTTTGTATATGAACAAGGTGTTAATCAAACTAAAACTAGAGGACTTTTAACGCCTGATAAACTGTTTTCCAAGCGGAATTCATTACCTCAGACAGAAGATGTAACTAAAAATGATTTTGTTGGTTTACAAACACAATTTTTAACAAAGTTTCTAGCGAGTAAGCATGGTATACCTTTAAATACTTTATGGGTTGTTAATATTGAAAACTCCAATGATCTTAAAAATAATATATATGCAACATTAAAAGAATTTGAAAATTGGCACAAATATGATGATAAGTCAATAAACATTTCGTCTCTTGGCGGAATATCTCCTAGTATGGGATTACATATTGCACAAGGTGTAAAAATTGTAGGAGAAACTATTGATGTAGACAGAATATCAACAACATTAAAAAGTGGATATGTACAGGGGTTAGTGGGAACTGGTCGGACAGGATTTCCTGCTTTGGAGTTATCGCTTTTAGAAAATAATACTTCTTTTATTGATGGATTTTTAAGACCTTGGACAATTGCTGTATCACATAAAAGTTTAAAAGATTTCTCATTAAAAATTGATATAACTGTTTATATTTTAAGTAAAGCTGGTGTATTGGTTCCGAGTATACCTAGAAAAATTATCACATATAGAAATTGTTGTCCTATTGATATAGATACATCTGAATTTAATTATACTGCTGATAATGCACCTAAATTACGACCTATAAAATTTGTATTTAGTCATTATGAAGTAGTTGAAATGAATAAACATTTTGATCAATTATTAGATGAAACTATAAAAATTGAAAACTTTGAAAAAAATGTGGCAGAACCTACATTAGTTCAAAATTTAATAAATCGTGGAACAAATTTTGCAAAAGATTTGGCATATGGGGCTGCACAAAGAGTTGTAAATAACACAATTGGTAGTGTTTATGATAAGTTTACAGAAAAACTAATTGATATTGAACAGATTATACGTTCACCCGTTGATAATGCTGTTGAATCAGTAAATGATATAGTTAATAATGCTGTTGGCAAAAATTATAAAAATAGTGGAATTTCTTTAAATTCTTATAATCAGAAAGAGACAGACTCTAATGATAGTTTAGCTAAACGTAATATAAATTATGTAGTTAAAACAGGTGATTCAACTGTTATAAATGTTAATAAACCTATTAATGAAAATGATACACCAGATCATAAAACTGATGTTAAAATTATTAAAACTAATGAAAATGATGTACCTACACATTCTACGCCAGTTGTTTTAAAAACTATAAATCCTGATGATGCTCCATTATTGGACAAAGATTTAATAAAATTTAAAGTTGTTCCAAATCCTCCTATAGATGATGCAAGACGAGGACAACTTATTAAAGATGATAAAAAAAGCGATCAAAATGATTATATAGACGGTAAAAATATTTTACAACAATTATTACCAAATTCTAATCAAAATGATTATGTTGAAGGTAAACAATTGAAAATGAACGACTTGCCTAATCCTACCAATGATGCTTTTGAAGGTAAAACAGTTAAATTTATCTTTAAAACTACCAA